TTTTTTCATTATATACGAATCTCTGTTGACTTACACAGACCACTTTAAATGTGTGGTAACACACATATAAACACATTGTCGAATATATCTACTATCACAAATATAAAGAGCTAACGTGACACTACTAAAACCTCTAGCACCCCAATTAATTATATACAGCATTATGTTGCGTTTGCAGTATATCAAACTCAAATTACCAAACCATCCATAACGCTAAAATAGCTCCTATGCACTCAAATGCAACATAATGAGCGCATAAACGCCACGTCCGATAACGGACACTCAAAAATAGAACATTGAATATCATAAAGTAAAACGTTTTTAAACATTTAAACATGCCTATGAACAAATACATATATCCGTCCTCGTACAAAGGACAACACATCATGAAAGTTCTCTGGGCTAAATCTCATGGAGATGCTGCGAGGGAACTTGAGATTACTTACCATGGACTAAGACGTTATTCAAAGATTAGTGCAGAAGGAACCCCTTTTAAAGGCATTAGAGCCTATTTCAACGCAGGAACACTAGCCGATAAGGAAAGAGGTCAGGTAAACGTTGTAATGCCCTTAGAGAGACTAAAAGCTATCATTGATAGATACAAAGAATTAGAAGTTAAATATTTTAAAGAACTAGGAGAAAAATGATGAAAAATTGTAAAGAGTGTAAACATTGGAAAAACAATCAAGCTGGAATAGGCTATCAAAGTCATTTAGGGTTTTGTTTATCATCAAAGCATAGGTACGATAGCAACGGAAAGGATAATCAAGTGTTTCTATTCGATAAGGATAATAAACACCCAAAGCATTATCATACATCACATAACTTTGAGAATATAAAACAATGTACCAATGAGTATAGCAGATATGTTTTGATAACAGGTCAGGACTTTGGGTGCATTAATTTTGAGGAGGGAGAAAAATGAGAATAATAATAGCTAAGTTCAAAAGCACTTGTCCAAAGACAGGTAAAACCCTCGTAAAAGGAGATAGAATCCTATACGATCCGATCACTAAGACTGCCTACTCGTTAGATTGCGATTTTAACGAGCTGACAGACCCTCAGACAGCGGAATTCATTCAAGCCAATGAAGATGCTTACTTTGATGATTTTTGTAATAAAAACAATATTTAAAATGATAGTATATCATTCAACAACTACCGATAAAGGAATTGCTGTGCACTCAGCCCTCATTAACGGGCTTGTGTACGTTCCTTACAACGAAGATGAGTCTTATGTCCAGAAAAGGGCAAAACACTTTGAGAACCGCTTAAAAGAGCCTGAATACAGAGTACAATCAGAAACATTTAAAATATGAGAAAATCTAAGAAACAATTTGACGAGTATTTAAACTCTCAATTTACTTCTGAAGAGGTAATGGGAAGAACCGAACATTGCTGGGCAGGAAACGATAAAACTACTGCTCAGAAAAACAGAGCTAAATTATTGGCAAGAGCTGGTGATTATGCAAAGTGTCTAAAACAATTTGACCCTATAGCTTATAATGTTGCATTTAACGAGTGGAAGAGATGAATATAATAACAATAAATCCTCATAACTGTAGTCGTGAGGAATACGCAGAACTAATAAAATATCTTGAAGATAATTGTTGGGATTATAGAGAAATTACTCCACCTGAAGAGGAAGAAGGTGACTCCGGTGATTTTCTTTCTGATTCGTGGTTAGATAAAGCAGATGATTGGAGGGAGCATGAGTAAAAAAGAAGTCATTGCCGAAAATAAACTCATTGCTGAATTTATGAATTATCATAATAGTAAGCAAACTGATAATAGGGGGATGAACATTTATAGAGTAAAAATAAATGGTTCAAATACTTTTCATACACTAAAAACGATGCCTCATTATTCCTCATGGGAATGGCTTATGCCAGTTGTTCAGAAGATTGAGAACACCACCGATATTCAATTTATTATTGATGGAGACAATGTACTTATTAAGGGAGAATTAAATTTCTCTATAGCTGAACATTCAAAATTAGAGGCAGTTTACATGGGAGTAATAGAATTTATCAAATGGTATAATAAACAGAAAGGAGAGAACCATGAGTGAAAAGAAACTAGGTCAAGAACCGGCTTATCCAAACACAGAAACATATAATCCTAATAATATGGAATGTAATTGTACATTCCAAATAGGAATGTCTAAAAGACTTGCTATTGCCTCTAAGATAGCTGCTGGACTAGCAAGTAATGAAATCGGATTAAGCCTTGCTAGAATATCTGAAAGAGTTCCTAAAAATGTTAAGATAGCTTATGAATATGCAGATGAACTTTTAAGACAAGAAAATGATGGGATTTAATAATTTTGAAACTATTTATCTAAACAAAGAAGATAGGCTAAAAGATGAAATTAACTGCCTTTATTTAATATGCAAACATTGTGGCAAACGCGTAGAACGTGGAATTATAAACGTTTCTGCTCACTGGAATGATTGCGAAGAACGTTTAAAAAAACTTAGAAATGAATCTTCTTAAACTCGCTATCGGAACAAAGCTAATGATGGACAGAAAAGCTCCTTATGCTGACTATGACTCTCGAATGGAGAACTATAAAGTAGGGAGAATCTGTTACCCTGTAATTATAAAGGATATCAATCATAAAGAAGATGAATATCCTATTCTAATTAAAAGCTCATTCGCTCAAGGATGGGTAGAATCAAATAATAAATATTTACGAAAACCAACCAAAGAAGAACTTGAAACAATTCTTTGGCCTAAAGCTTAAAGCATGGGAAAAATAATATTAGAAATCGAAGTAAAAGATCTCGAGAAAACAAATCTTATAGATCACTTTCTTCACGAAGTATCAGTAAAACTCAGTGATGGGTTTGTAGAAGGAGAAATAAATGACGTCCTTCGTAATGGAGAGAAAAAAGGAACTCACGTCCGAGGATATTGGTCAATGAGATATCTCGAAGATAAAGACAATCCTAATCTATTTCCTTTCAAACCGAATACGGCTTACTACATGAGAGATAAGATATCTGGAACAGGATATCATGTCATAGGAATAAATAAGGTTCTCAATCGGATATGTGTCGCTGGACACCCTAAGCAGATGTTGCACTTAACAGACTGTGAAAACTTTGAAGAGAGAGGAAAGCTTATTGAAATGGAACTGGAGTTTCGAAAGAAACATTTTGGTACAAATTGGATTTAATTTTAGTTAGGAAAAGGGAGGGCTTAACGGCCCTCCCTTTTTTTTTATTGTGCTACTACAGCAATATTCCAATTACCCGGAGAAGTACAGCTTACAAAAGCTACACTAGCTGTCGGGAATGGAAGTTCTAAGGCAGAACCATTAATAGTGTCTCCTATAGTCATAACAAAAGAGGAGGCTTGTCCTGATCCATTTATTACAATATAGAATCTCCTATGAGAAGCAGATGCCTCTGGGACATTAACAACTCCTGATCCTGTTCCACTTGTTAAGAAATAAATAACAGCTTTATCATCAAGATCTAAATCTGATGACGTGTTCTTACTTGCTGGAGCAAGGCCTAAAGATCCATCAATATCAACATGTGAATATGCTTCTTCTTCTTCATTATCAGCACTTCTTACTAATAAATATTTGTAAGCCTCATTTCTAAGATAAGTACCCTGCCTTTCGATTGGCTTACTCGTTAATGAATCATAATCCCCATCAAAATCAGATTTAGCATTCCAGGTTCCGATCATTGTGTCGGTAAGATGCCTACTTGTAGAATCTTCACCAAATCCAGATAAGACGGTTGGAATGTCTGGCAATCCCGTGATAGTAGAATAAGCGTGAGTATGCGTAGTCGCTGATTTAAGAGATAATAAATCATAAAGCTTAGAACTACTCCATAGAGAGGTTAAAGCAACTACAGCATCGTCTATTACCGGAAGTGAATTCCATGTTGAAATCATTGTGTCAGTAAGATGTCTGCTCGTTGAATCTGCGCTTAGATCACTCAATGCACTAGGTATTGTTGGAGGATCAATCAAAGAAGAATAATACCCATCAAATCCGGCACCGGCAGCAGCATCCCAACGAGAAATTTGTGTTGGAGTTAACCATTTCCTTAAAGAAGTCTCACTTATATTATCAGCAGTATGAGTATGGCCAGTAGCACTCTTTCCACTTAATTCAGAAGAAATCTTTGTACTACTCCACAAGCTTGTCGAAGTAACGGTAGCATCATTAATTACAGGCTTAGCATCCCAAATAGCAATTTGAGCATCGGTAAGGTGTCTGCTTGTAGATCCTTCAGCTAACTCAATCAGTGTAGTAGGAATAGTAGGAGTTCCTGTTAAGGATGAATATGCTCCATCGAAACCAGATCCAGCGGCAGCGTCCCAGTTAGCTATCTGAGTTGGAGTAAGCCACTTTCTATTAGCTGTCTCAGAAACATCATCTGCGTCATGTACGTGAGTTGTATCAGACTTTCCTCCTAATTCGGTAGATATCTTAGTGCTGCTCCATGCATTCGTTGTATTGGTTACAGCATCGTTTATTACAGCTTTAGTAGCAAGTAAAGCGTCAGCCGCAGTTTTTGTGTAGACACTAGAAGCATCGGCTTTGGCATCCCACAATCCTATTTGGGTATCCGTTAAATGTCTACTCAAAGAACTTTCTGCTAAAGAAATAAGCGTTGTTGGAATTGAAGGTAATCCAGTAAGGCTTAAATAAGCATGAGTGTGAGAAGCATCCATGTAGAAAGCTAATTCCCATGAACCAGAACCGGCAGCAGTAGAAGTTGCTCTATATACAGGTCTGTTGGTAATAGACTCTATAATCCCCATTTCTCCAATAGCGTGTCCTGTCTGAGCATCTCTAGCCGAAGTATCAGCCCATGTATACTTAATGCCTAAAGCAGCAGCAGACATTATGGATTCAATATCAGTTTGAGTTGCAAAGTAAGCTGCATTATGTCCTTCAAGTAAAGATGAGTTAACTGCGGTTCCTCCGAGAGGAAGATACAAGAGATCATGGTTGTGTGATGAACTTGCTTTCGCAGACAATAAAGAAGAAATGTAAGATGATGACCAGGCTCCTGAAGTCGAGGTTTGGGTATCATCAATTTGAACTCCTAGATCTGATCCTCCGTCAGCAATATCTGTCCATCCAACAGATTCTTTATAAAACTGAATTCCTGCATCTTTATATCTGATCGCTCCGGGAAGAGCAAGAGATGAATCTCCAATAACAATTCCTTTACTAGCGAATAGACTAACAAGAGATAGAGATCCCTTGAAAGTTGCATTTCCATTATAGACTAGTCCATGAGTAGATGGTTCAGCAGTAGGGTTTGTAGAACCCTGAACATTACCCATTGTTATTGCTCCATATGAGGTAGCTATATTTACTCCTCCATTGCCAGTAAATCCTTGGCCTCCATTAATAGTTACAGCTCCCCCTAATGCTCCAAGACTTCTTCCTCCGGAAATACTTACAAGACCCCCCCCAGTACTATAGTCAGATTGTCCGGCAACCAAGAAAATGTCTCCACCAGCATCATTATTTGTACTTTTTCCGGCAGCAAGCATTAATCCCTGACCTTTTCCGGATTTCGTTGCGGCTTGTACTGTCATATAAGTTGAGGACGTATCAGTAGAGGTAACTTTTCCTCCAGACAACTTAATCTCAGATACAGATTCTATAGGCAATCCTGCGGCTGTATAAGCATTCTTATCGTCGTTTAACTTCATACCATCAAAAAGATAGTTAGAGTTAAATAAATAAGAGATATGAGAAGTCTCGTCATAGACAACTAAAGATTTTCCAGTCATAACACTAATTTTAGGAAGTGTTGACGGATCAAATCTTAAATCATAACCTTTTCTTTTATTTCCTGAAGAAGATGTTTCTGTCCACTCTACAAGCTTCATTCCATTTGCTTGAAAAACGGAACTGGAAGAAACGTCTCCTACGTTAGCCCCTACAGTTACTCTAGGAAGTTGACGAGGAACTACAGCTTTAGCTGATCCAATTGAATCATTTCTCCCAAATACAGAGCTAGGGTCTAAAACTTCATCGTCATCTGCTTTAAAAATAAGCCCTCGTTGAGTTAAAGTTGCTCCATCAGAAGCTTCTAAAAAGAAAGGGGTTGAATCTCTTAGATTCTGAAATTCTTCATCAGTAGGGAGATTTCCTTTCCTAAACTTTGTGCCAGCAGCACCCAATGGGCCAGTAGCAAAATAATTTCGTGTTTTTTTTGACATGATATTATCGAATTATAAATTGTGAATTAGTTATCCCATCTCCCTCTATTTGCATATAATTTATGCCATCAGCTAAAAGAGTCTCTATTGGGTCTACTGGGTCTGGTCTGCTTATGAAATTAAGATTAAAAGCATTGAGCCAATAATCGGCAGTAAGATCACAACATTCCATTGTTTTTATAACACATGGGATGGAGTAGGTTTCGTAATAAGAAGATGTCGTAACATAATCCTCATTAGCGATATCTACATCCATTTTATTTCTTACTGCATTAAAATAACACAATACTTTTGTTAGGCATAGTGTTTTTGCTTTTGGTACACTTCCGAGAATGAGTTTATTCAAATCATCTTCCATAATAGAAATATTCTCTTCCCAACCTTCAAGAACGGCATCTGAAGTCTCATCTTCATTAAGCATGAATAAGTTTATATGAGCCACATCCATTCCTGCATTTGCATACAATAATATAAGGTTCTCGATGCTCATCTTAAATTCTTTTTAAAACAAGACGTAATTTCTGAAGTAGTCGTCCGACATCGTTAATGTACGTATACCTGGTATTATCTATGACCTCTATGCCTGCATACTTGTACTTTTCAAGGACACATAACCTCTCAATCATTACATACAAAGAAATGATAAGGTTAAGAGTTTTCATCTTTCTCTCGTTCTCTGGAGAGGTATCTTCGCAATCATCTTCACTACAAGCAATCTCACTCATAATATCCAATACGTGATTATCGGTATCCGTAAAATCATAAATAGATTCAAGATAAGTAACTCCTTCTTCAACTATCTCAATGTAGAACACCCCATCATTAGGAAATTCAACTTCAAGAGAATCAATTTCAAAATTACCTGTCTCAATTAAAGTTCCTTTGTAGTCATAAAGGACGTATTCTTGATTTTCTACTGAATCCAGTGTTTTGATCTCAAACTTATGATCTCCTATTTTATTCAATGAAAGCTTTCCTTCAGGAATGAGATTGTTCAACCGAAAATACTTCTTGCAATAGCTTGTATTGCTATACTTATTCAAGAATACACTCTCTGATCCACTAATGGCTAATGTCCACTGAGAGGCTGTTCCAGGGACTTGCGCTGCATTAGCTCCACTTACTGTATAATAGAAGTTACCCCCATAGAAAACAACATCTCCAGCTCCATATGACTGTGCTATCCATACAGGAATTTGGAATATATAAACTTGAATATCTCCTTCTTTCCATAAAGATAGATCCCATTCAACTTCATCTACTGAAGAGACTAGAGTAGCATTAGCATCGTCTGCATATTTTACAAAAAGAGCAAGCCCCCAATTACTACGAGTATCAGTACTCCAATCGGAGATATCAAGTACCCCAAAATAAGAGGACTTGATATCTGTCGTTAGTTTAAATTTTAATTCAACCATTGTCTTTTAGTTATTAAAGTTTTTTAAATGTTCCCAAGTAGTCTTTCCTGATATCTCCTCAGTAATGTTACTGGTAGTTTTGTAAAGCCTGCTCAAAGGTATAATATTTGTAATTAATGATAATGATGATTCTCCATAAGCATTTGTGAATGATGATGAGAGGATATTCAGTACAGCAAAAGGTTCCTTTGCCCAGGATATTCCGGGCCCAATAATGGTAAGAGATTCTGCGGCATACTTAATCGAGTTAATAAGCTTGACTTTTTTAAGCTTCTCAGCCGTTGTGCCGTACTTTTTATCTCCAAATAGCATCTTAGATGCCTCTTCCCAATCTATTGCGAATAATGACATTATAAACGCCCACAGACCTAATTGAGCTCCAAGTCTCCAGAGGTTTCTTTGTTCTTTCTTAGAAAGAGAACTTAAGTCTAATTTACCTGCTCCAACAGAACGAGAGATAAGTGATATCAAGGTAGTAAAAGATCCTTCCACAAATTCTCTTTGCCATTTCGGAACTAACTCGCCATTTTTCTCTTCAACAACAATCCACTCACCTCCTTCAGAAGCAAACTTTCCTTTCTTTCCAAATGCCATAGAAAGCTTTGAGGCCATCCATCCATTAAAGGTAGTTGCATTCTTCATTAGTCCATGAGCACCCATAAGAGCCTTTGTAGATGAATCAAAAGCACCAATACTTCTGTCTGCAATAATCTTCAGGTTTCTCATTGAAGGCTTATCATAAGGAACTGTTGGCCCCTTACTGACATCGTGACCTTCATTTTCTAATTGAGTCTTCAGATTCTCGAATAAAACCTTTGCTTCTTTGTTTTTAAACTTTCCTTCAGCATCGAAGAACTGACGATCCCTCTTGTAGTTATAGTCAACCATTCCATTTCCCTTATTATAGGTCAAAGCATCCCATGATCCATCCTCAACCATCTTAGCCGTCATAACAATAGCTCTTGCATAGTAGTCAGTCATCCAGTTAGTGTAGTTCGCCATAAACGAGCTAACTACATTTCTATCACCTACTTTTCTGTGTTTATGATGAAGCATATGATATTCTGTCATATCAATAACTTGCATTTGAACAGCTAACTGAGTTATCTTACTCCAATCGGTAACAAATAAAGCTCTTGCCCTGGCTAAAGATTTTAGTTTGATTCCAGATGTTTTAGCAACGCTATTAGCAAAGGCCTCGGTTCCGATGAAGAACATGTTCGAGAAGTGAGATAATACAGCTACATTAGGATTCAGCATCATAACAGCAGGCTTAACTACTGAGCCAACAACATTAAATGTTTTCTCAACATCAACCATTATCTCTGTTTTCTGGTGCTTGATCTGTCCTTGTACAGCCATGGTAGTAAAGTCGTCAATCATGTTTATGATCGCTTCTTGTCCTTTACCTCCTTGATTTTTCATATCTCTGGCCAACTTGATCTTTAAAGCGTTGGATATTGGAAGGACTTCATTCTCGTAAGCAGTATTCCGATAAGTACTCATCGCAAAATAATCTATCATTGTCTGTAGGTCATATGAAGCGTAACTATCAGCGGTTGGATCGGTTAATCTGAAAATTGGATTTCCTCTCTCGTCAATATCTGAACTTATTCCAAGTAATGAACTCATCCTTCTGGTAGAACCATATTTTCCTCCAGCTGAATCAAGAGCAATCTGAGAATAGAATCGATCTACTAATTCAGAAACATACTTTTCGTTATTGTCAATATCACTCAGGTTGGGAGAATCTTGATAAAGAGTAAAAGCGTCTGCTTGTTCAGCATAGAATTTTGTAGCTGCTTGAGCAAAACTTCCATTAGACCTAGCCTCTTCAGATAAAGCCCTCATCATTGGCATAAACCCTCTGTAATATCTTGACTTAGCTAAATCTTTAATAGCACTTTCTCTATTGTATATTTCTCCTGATCTAAGATCTACTAGACCGTCTGCGGTCTTATGCTTTAATCCATTGTGGAGCACAAGCCCTATATAAAGCTCTGTAACGACATCAACAATTCTTTTACCCATAGCAAGGTCTTTCTCTGAAATGTTTCTCTCTAAAGCTCTCCTTGCCATTTCACGCTCTATTTGAGTAGTGCAATCAGATTCTTTATTCGTCCAGTAGATACCTCCTGTTCTGCGGTGAACTTTATTACCATTCTCATCAACAACCTCTATAGTATCAAACATTCTCTCAAATCGCTGCTTTCCGGGATTTCCAGTATAACCTTTTACATCTGAAGTAAAATACTCCCATACATCTCTTAATTTCATTTTAAGATCGTTATGTTTCTTTACTACATCAAAAGAGGCATTGTGATAAGCCGACTTGAGCATAATGAAGTGTTCTTCTCCAATAGAGTTTGTATCAAGCATGTATTGTTGAAACAAATCAATGTCCTCATACCTGTTTATTTCCTCATTTAAGATAGACGGATTCTTTAACGCGTTCAAAGCATTAAGAATAAGCCTTATCTCTTCATGATTCTCTCTGGAGAACTCATTTTCATCATTAGTGTTATTTGCAATCCTAATTAACTGTTGTAATCTCCTTTGTAAGAACTCAATCTTATCATTACGACTAAGTTTGTTTTTGTGAGTGTCAGCTAGTTTGGCTGCATGCTTAGTAAAAAACTCATTGCCTATATGATCATGATTCAAGTAGAATGAAGCAAGAACATTATTCCAGTCAACTTTATTTATGGCTATATTCTTTCCGGATAAAATCCCTTTCAATGAGACATCTCCGCGTCCTTCCGATATAAGCTCCATTAATCCATCAATCTTACCCATTGATCTATAAAGCTGATTCATGGTGGCCATGTCAATAGGAGCGTATTGAGAATCTCCACTTACGACCCTGACAATTCCAGCATGATTTACTTTAATATTTGGATTTGCAGCTTGAATATAGTTTATGAACAATCCCATGGACATCCTCTTCAAGTTTACCTTAGTATTCTTGATATCGACTCCTTGAGATCTTGCTCTCCATGCTGAGGTAAGCCCTGCTAAAATGTTTCTTGAAGCATTATCACTCTCAGTTGAGTTCAGATTATCATTGGTAGCATTATATACCGAAATAAGCATTGCTTTATTCTCGTTGTACTCTACCGAAATGATAAAGTCCTCGGAAAGGAAAGCGTTGTCTATTTCGATATTGGCCATCTTAGCAAATTCGGATACTGAGTAGTACTTACGACCTGGCATATAATTTAAAGCCTGTGCTACTGCTCTTAGAGTGTTCATCGTAATACGAGAATCCTCTTTCCATCCTCTTCCAAATATTAACGTAGCGTTCTTTGAAGTAGGTCCGCTATTCAAGAAGTCAATGAGTTTACTCGGTAAGGCTTTATCCTGATCTTGTATCTCCTTAAAGACTTTCATGAAGTGAGCAGAATTATTATCAAGGTCTGATTGAGTGAATTGAATTTCTCTACCTAAGATATGCTCTCCAAGTTTGTAGTCAGCTTTCTCAATAATATTTTTCCAGTAATGCATATCAAGCATTTTCTCATGCTCAATAGTTCTCTTTTGCTGTCCTGCTTCTGAGAAGAATCCCATTAGTTTAGCTACTGTGTTTATTCCGCCAACAGGCATAACTGAAGGTCTTAATAAGGCAGCAGACTCCATGTTGGCCAATTGAGCCGAAGTCATTGTAGAAATAACTCCTCCTGCAATAACCATATTGGTAAACTTGTCAGCAAACTCCTGTAAAGTATCAAACTCAAACATCATGTCTTCCGAGATATTAAATGCAGACTTAAATATACTTTTAATACTTCGTGAGAGCTCTTGTATGAAACTTTTGATCTTATTCCATAGTGAGCGACCTTTTTGCTCGAAGCGTGTGTCACCTGCTCTAAAATAAGCATCTATTACTTTTTGTTCAGAATTCCATCCAGTGATATTAGCGATGATCTCTTCAAGCAGATCCTCTTCGCTCAATCCTTCATAAGCACTTATGATATCTTGGATGGATTTATCATTCATGTCAAGGAGGTTCTTTGCAACAGATCTCAGCTTAGAGTACATCTCTGGATGAGTAGCCTTAATGATATCGACAAACAAGTGAGTGAACTCATGAATAGGAGTGTCAAGCTGTAGTTTATCGGTGTTCAAAAACACCTTACCATTGTAAGCATATCCAAAGCCCGTCATTTTAGCTGTCTTATTATCCACTAACTCGATATTGATATTAGGGAATGATTTTTTAAGCTTGCTAATAATGAAGTCTAAGATATCCTCGCTAAACGCTTTCTGAGTATCCCGATTAATTAAACTCTTTCTTACCGGAAGAACCCTCTTTGTTTCAATAGAGAACTCCATCGAGGAAATTCTATTAACGGTAGCCAACTCTCCATTACTCAAAACAACGGTATCTCCAGAAAAGATTACTTGTGGATATTTCTTACGAAATGATTCTTCAGTATTAATCTGTCCAGTCATAGATTGTGTCTCTCTGAAAGCCTCTTTAACCCTATGTCGAGCCTTTGTCTTAACGTAGGCTTTGTTTGAAGTATTAAGCTGAGCATCTACGAATGAGTCAATCTTATATCCAAAAGGAACATCAAAAGTAGTTTGCTTTCCAGTATAGCTATTCAAATATTCTGAATAAGGACTTGTAATAACTTTCTTTGTTGCTCCATCAATAGCATAATACCTGGTACCGTTTATCTTATTGTAATAAGGGCGCGAGTACGCTGAGGTAAGAATATTTGGTATACGAGAGTAAACCTCTTGCTTAAAGAGTTCTTTTCCATAACCAAATAATTCCTGAACAGGATTAAGCTTTTTCCAGTCTGAGAAATCTCTTTCCAATTGATTATCGATTACATCAGCAAACGATCCGTTTCGGTAATTAAATCCAAATGTAACAGCTTGATAAAGCCTAAAGCTTTTTTTCACCTTCTCAGGAAGCCTTTGGAAAGCAGCAGCATATTCAGCGGCTTTATTGGCCGGAATAGAGTTACTGTTTGCAAATTCAACAAACTCCATGTCATTTCTGTTTGTACGCGAATCATATCTGCCTCGGCTTTCAATTCGTTGCAAGAAGAAATTATCAGGATACTGGTTCTTTAGATCCATGGCATAAGTGTTGAAATCAACAAAGAACCGTTCACGTTCTGAAGCAATAGAGAAGTTATAGCTATGAGGAACCCTGTCTTTAAAAGCGCTTTTCCTTCTTTTCTTTCCTTCAACTTCTTCGAAATACTGTTCTCCAAAAGTCAATTCAACATTAGTAAGGGAGGATAGATATAATCCTAAGTTCATCTTCTCCATCTCAGCTAAGATAAGAGGAAATGACTTTTCTTTAATCATTCCTTTAGAAGCCTCTTCGCTTAATAGTTCTGCCGCAGCAAATGCCTGATCATATATATCAGAAGCAGTTCTTGCCACATTTAAAGCCGCATTAGTTATTCTCGCATAAGAACCTAGTTGTGGGAATATATTGATTATCTCATTAAGGTTTACGTAAGTTCTGATAGATTCCTCATGAGCAGCTTGAGTAGCTGTTAATCCATATTTAGCTTTAACGAATTCTAATTGCTCCGTAATAGTTTTCTCAGTGCCGTTTATGATATCGTCAATGCTTTTACCAAAATCTTTTTCAAGATTAGAAACGGTTTGGTATAGAGCATAAGGATCTGATTTGAATCCTCCTTGAATCTTTGTAAGGTCGGAAACCCTTCGAAGAGCTTCTCCCTTTAAAGAGTACCTTAAAATCCTATTAAGATTTCTGATTTCTTTCTCTAAAGATTCAGTATCCTGAGCCTCCTTGCCCTCTGCGATGAGATCTTTATTTGCTTTTACAATCTTCCTAAGATCCGCTTGTTTATCTCCTATCTTGGCCTGTATTACTCCGGCAATCGTTTGTCCACCATTCTCGAATACGCTATTGCTTCGGTATAATTTCTTAGCAGCATCTTCAACGGCTGGATTTTTAAGCATTTCAAATATCTCAGCTTCACTCATGCCTGAGACAATCATTCCAGCAACAATTGGAGTTGTCTCCTTAGAAATATTAAGCTTTCCTAAAAGACCCTCCAATTTCAAGTTATCCGTTGCAGACGTAATAAGCTTAGATAAAATATCGATAGTAGCAAGAGTGGTTTCCTTGTCAGTCTTATTCTGATCTGAGAATAATTCCATTCCTGTAAGAACCGTGGACCTTTCCGATATGTCTCCTTCAGAGCTAAGCTGGAATAGCCTGGAAATAACATTTTGAAGAGTAACAAAATGACCTACGGTTTCTTTACCGTCATTAGAAATTTTCTTTCTATCCAAAGTATTATTAAGGGTAGAGTTCAAGTAACTATTCTCTTGCGAATCGTCTGTATATTGAGCAAGTGCACCTGGGTTTACACGTTGAAGAATATATTCTGCATTACGATTATCGGAATAATATCCAATTACTCCATCGAATATAGCTTTCTGCATCTTGTATGTAGGAGTCTGTTCCTCTTTCCTACTTAAAGCTAATGGCCTTGTGTAAGTATGTAACTCATCAATATCGTAGTCAGAGTCGTCAAGAATGTTCTTCTCAGGGGAAATAAAGATTGTATTCTCATAATCCCAAGAGAATTCTACTATTCGAGATGTTCCTCCAAGAGAAGCATTCGAGGTAGGAATCCTAACGTGATAGATATCTAAACTCTTATTTAAAGTCATGTAATAATGAGCAAGCTCGTTAATGAATTTTTCTGAATCATCCATTACACTCTCCAATTTTGACCTACGAAGAACCTCATTGAATACGTCCTTATGGATATACTTGATGAAGTCATTATCAGACTTAGCCTTTCCAAATAATTTGACAATCTTAGCCTTTGTCTTATTAAAATCTAAATGTCTTTCGGTAAGAGGAGTTCTCATGTTCTCTCCCTTTAGATCCATTAAAGCTACCATCGAGGTATATTTAGAAAGCCCAAACTTCTTAGCATATACAAACGGCATCACAACTTCTCCAGGGACATGAGTGATCATTTTCCTGTCTTCACTCTTTAAAGCATCCTCAAACTCTTTCCTTGTAGTAAAATACTTAATCTTACCTTCTTTGTTTTTAAGCCCATACCTGAGAGGATGAAGCCTTCTTGCGGCACTCAAATCCTTTGTTGTGTATGGAGCAGCCCTTAAATTACCCTTAGAATCTTCAAAGTATAATTCTAAAGATGGCATCTGGACAGCATTTATACCCGGCAAGGTTGGTCTTAAACTTGAATTTAGTTGTTTGATAACGATATCGAATACCTTTTTACTCCATGTATCAGTATCAATCTTGTTGTCAAATATAAGCCGTTGTATCTTCTGAGAATTAGAGTTATCTCCAATGTACCTAGCTGCATTATTTTTTATCCACTCACGAGCAGCTTCCTTATCTTTTGCCATTCTGTTAAAGACATCGATAGTTTCCTCAATAGCTTCTGAGGTAGCCTCGTTTATCTTATTAGAGATAGCCTTATTATGAGAGCCAACACCCATGATATAAAGCAACTGGGTAGATATTGTTCTCTTGGTATCAAAAGTATTGGCTGCAACAATGGTTTGGAGTCTCAAGAAGTTATTGTCAATAGCATTTATGTTCTCGTCATTAGCCATTTCATCATAAGCTAAAAGACCACTATTTACATCTCCTTTAAGCGAAAGAGCATTTTTACTTCCAAACTTAACACTAGAGCTAAAAATCATACCATCAATCATTGGTATACCGTTCTGCTCAGCGTAGTCATAAGCCCTATCCATTATCTCAGAGAATCCTTTTCCTTTATTGTTTCCAGCATGAGTTATTTCAGCACCAAATCTTTCCCATATAGTATCTCCACCATTAGGGTTGCGCTTACTTAACATCATTTTAAGAACAGACCGATAGAAAGGATCATTCACCTTGGAACCATTAATAGGCATCTCAGAGAACTTGTAATAACTCCAACGCTGTTTCCCTGCATCGAACTTAAAGTATCCGTTCTTTTGAGCACCCATAGATACGTTTCCTAGCTCATCTCCGGCAGCAAGTCTTCTTCTTCTATGAGAGAGAGGATTCATAATCGATAATCCGTCTGTAGACTCTAATCTTTCATCTCCGAATAACTTATTCATTACAATAGGGTCAGAGACTTGAACGTAATTTGATGTTGCTCCAAGTATCTCCGTTGAGAATCCTCCCCCAGGAGAAGTAAGTCCAGAACCTCTCTTGAAGAAGTCAGGTACGTTATTATAGAAATCTTCCGTTCCTCTTACAAGTTGATTCATCGAGGAATTGAAAATATGATGAGAATAAAACATTCCTCTAATAATAGACTCATTAGCGGTCTTGCTCTTAATATTAGATACTCCCATCTTGGTATCTATATTCCAAACTTTATTCTTTATCTTCTTCCATCTGTCCCAACTCTTTTGATCATTTACAGCTTTAGAGAAAGACTTATCGAGTTTTTTTATTAAATCTACTCTTGAAGCAATCTCATTAATGAAGTCTATGGAGCTACCATAAGTAAACTCTTGACCATCCATAAACTTATTTATGTAATTCACAAAGTCATCAGAAATACCTTGAAGTGCCTCATAAGCCTTATCAGTAACATGTATGGGGGTTCCTTTCTCGTCTTTTGCTATTCCCTTCACATATTCACCAAAAGCCTCAGCCATTTCTTTAAGATCAGTTTCTATGGCTAATCTTTGTTTATCATCTAATGGTAAATGCTTTTTCAGCTCAGCCTCGTCATTAGAAGTAACGCCAGCTTCTTTAGCAAACTTAATCAGATCATTAATGTCGTTGGCAAATTTAGCGTCTAACCAATCCACTCTAGCTTTCTCTAAAGATTCCTCTCCTTGAGCCGCTATACCGGATTCTTTTCGTAGTTCCTGGATTGAATTCCATTTAGCAATAGTCATGTCCTTATAAGGATTCGTGGCTTGAGTAAATCCGTTACCAATCACATATCCTTTTTTGGTAGAAACATATTCTAATCCTTTTACCAGGTTCTTTTGAATAGCTTTTCCTGCTTCTGATTTTGGATCCACTTCTTTCTTTTTGCCGGCATAAGTCTTCCACTTATTACTGACAATCGTTCTTTGATTTTCGGCATATGAAATAAGCTGAGTTATCATAGAAGTTAAGTCCTTTGGATTAATAATAACCTCTTTTACGGTACGGCTATTACCATTCTTCTCGGTCTTAATGATAAAGAACTGACTACCGGCCCCTGTTCCTTTATGCCATTCTGTAATGATCATCTGAGAACGATCTCCCAGAGTCTCTAATAAAACAGGAATTTTAAGCATCCCCTTTGAGGTAAGGTTTGCTTTTGTCATATTGAATATCTCATAGAACATATCATGAGTAGTCAGGTCTTTTCCTTTCCTAGCTTGACGTTTATCCGTAATTCCAATAAACTCCCTGAGAGAAGAGAATCTCATATCTCCAGAAAGAATTGGATTGTTAAATGATCCGTCCTTTCCAAGAGGATTATCAACGTTCATTAACTGGATATCGTTTTTAATAATCTCAGCTAAACGAACAGAGGTATCCTCATTAAAGTCCATAGAAGGGAATAGATCGGACAAGGTGTCACTTTGAACATATGTCGACCTAACTGTACCATCTACGTTACGAGTGGTTCTAACGCCCTCGTTCATGCTTTCATAAGCAGTGTTGTAAGCAACAATATCAGAAATGAAATTCCATTGGTCAGCAGGTGAGTAATAACGATCCTTTGGAGCTTCTAACTCATCACCGATATAACTATCTCCAACAGTAGGAGAATAATTAGACTTACTGTAATAAGATTCCTGTAAAGATCTTTGCTTTTTATAAACAGGATTCGTTATCTCGGCTGGGTCCATCCCCGCTTTAGTATCAGCTATATTTGTTAGCTGTATTGAAGATACGTATAAACCGTTAAGCATGTAATAAATCTGTTCAGCAGCATTAAATGTTTGAGTCTTTGTTGCTGCAACACCTTTTAAGATATTGGTGATAACACCTCTACTTATTTTTTTACCGAAAACAAATCTGAACACTTCCTCAAGTTCCTTGGTAGTTATTCCCTCTCCAAAAGAAAATACTCCATTCTTCACCTGAACAATATCCATCCACTTTCCTCCAACAACCATTTTAATAGTCGATGGAGACATTAGGATATATTGATTATCACCTAAGAACGCTTCTTTTGTTTTCTCGGCAATATCGAGTTCCTGAGTAAAGTGAGTTGAATGTATTGTAGCTCTCATATCAGCCATTATATGGCTATAATTATGATTTGTCAGCACTTTATAGACATTATCTCCTTTATTCTTTTCGTGTTGAATAAGATGTTTATCAACGTATGAGAAGTAAAATGATCTTAAAGCAGTAGTAACAGAAACATAAGCTTTCTGCTTTTCCTTTAATGACTTCTTGATGAGTCCTATTTCTTCATCATATCCATAGTCAGCAATAGAATCCCAATTACTCTCATTCATGAGGTGCATGTATCCAACAGAACTAAGCTGAAGAATAGGCATCATGACATGCTCTTCCATGTTAAGTGTTTCGAGTTCGGTATTAGGCGCTAACTTCTCGTTATTGTTTACATCCCCAAAGTGAACAAGGAATGTGTATATGAGGTCTGCATATGCTCCAGAGGTGGCTTCTTCAAGTTGGATCTCTAATTCATTCAATAAAGCAGAGAAAGAGGTTTTTCTTTTAGCCTTGGCAGAAGCAGCAGCTCTAAACAGAATTCCATCAAGCTTATCAATTTCAATAAACCTACTTGATGGATGAGCTACCCTGTTCTTTCTGTTTTTAGAATACTTGTAAAGAGGAATGTTAGACATCAATGCCTTTAAAACTTGCTTACGTGAGTTGTCAGGGAACTTCTCCTCATTGTCGGTATGTAGAGCTCCTGAGTTGACTTCCTCGAAATCATCGTAGCTGTCGTCCAATTCAGACACATCTGTTGTAGGGTACTTAGATTGAACCATTACCTTGTAAACAAAAGGATCTTTCATCTGATGATACGCATAGTAGTTTAATGCGGCAATAACACTTCCTCTTATATCATCTGATACATTAGCATCATCTGCAACCTCAATAAGAGAAACGTATTCTTCCGGAGAAATATCTTGAACTTCTTTCTCTTCTCCAATGATAATTTCACCTTCCGCAGATAGAGAAACCATCTTGAATTTTCTGTCACTGATGTTGTAATCCTCAAGAACACTTTTCATCTGCTCGTTATCGAGAGAGACAATCATTCTATGAAAGTTCAGAATAGCTTTTCCTAGGCTTACGTTTGTATTGGATATTGGAGACATTGTAGAAGCATCAATTGTCTTTCCATATTTTGACAAAGCCATAATTGAAGACATCATGATAGTATCACGTACCTTCTCCATTTGTGTGTAGGATCCAAATATCTCAGAAACCTTCTCAATAGCATCAAACGTATTGAAGTCGTTCTCTACAGCCATGTACTTAGCTCCATCTATATTTGGGGTATTGTTGTAGGTAGTCGTGTTAGCGAATACTCCTTGATCTGCTGCCGCAAATAGATTATTGATAGTGTTCATAGAGGGAACAAGCCTATATATTACTGACTGAACAAACTGAATAAACTTTCCAATGATTGTTGTTGCTGGTCGTTTAACCATAAAGGTGTCTGCGAGATACTCATGGGCATCCATGTCACTGATATCACGAATGTCGATATTATCCCTTCTGGATTTCTCAGCCTTAGCTTTATCGATTACTTTCCTTGCAGCTTCAGGAGTAAGAATATAATCAATGATAAAGTGCATGGATTCATGACGGAGAGTATTCATGCTTACCTTACCGTCTTGTCCAAATTTAATTAAACCATTATGGACATATGCATAGTTCATTACTCCATTTGCTTCAAAATATCCAGGTCTGAAAAATAGTCTTGAGTGAGCAGCTTCTCCAATAAGAGTTGCAACCTCTTTTATGACTTGTTCCTTTGATTCAGATATCTCATTAGTATTTGGAGTTACAGCTCTGAAAGTTGCGTGGCCTGATCTCTTACTGCCCCTCTTACCTTTAGGGGATTTCTCAGAAACTTTCGTGAAGTAATTTCTCTTCTGGAATATGGTGTCAGTATCAGTTACAATATTGTCTTCGATTAAAGTTTTCTGTCCTTTATCATTCAATCGATATATGGGCCTAAACATAGATTCTTGTCCATTCTCAACTTCATCAAATAATTGGTTGATAGCTTTGGCCATATCCGTCAAGCCAAGGTTAAAGTCCGTCTGTTGAAAGCGAAGTCTCATTGATTTAGTAAAATAGAGACCTTGAACAAGATTATTGTTTTTAGCAAAGTATCCTCTATTATGGTTTAAGAATGCAAAGGAGTCAAGAGTCTCAAGCTGTTGGATTAAAGCAAACTTTTTTATATAAGCCAAATCTTTATCCTCTTTTTCTAAAGCCTCATTATACTCTTCGATTGACTTCTTCCATTCTGGAGATTGAGCTAATGTATCCAGTTCTTCTTTAAACTCTTTTCTTAACTCATTAAGATCACCTTGCTCGATACGTTTGGCTATAAGAGGAACATGGCCTATAATCTTACCACCCTTCATTACAGGAGCCATTATCGTTGCTCTCTTTGTGTCTGAGTCAATAACGGTCATCACATTACCATCCTCGATAGTATATCCAGAATCAGCAGCATTCTTTTTAAGATCTGTAAAAGCGTATCCCTGTCCTTCTGCCCTCTTCTTCTTAAAGGGGAGTTCCATTTGCTTTTTAAGCTGTACTGATCCTACTACAACTTCATTTACAGCATTCGATTTATTTGTACTATTAAATTGATCGATAGCATTCTTTAAAGTCCTCATTCGATAAACATTCATGTCTACCTGATTTGGATTGGGATTTTCCCCCATAATGCTTTTATAATGATCTGATAATTTGGTAGCCAATGCTGCATCATCAATCTTACCATCCATATAGTCAGTATAGACTTCTGGAAGGACAGTTTCGATATTGATGTTTTCAAAGGTTTGACCTTTCATTAAGGCTTTATCTTCTACCTGTTCTTGCGTTAGGAGTGTCTCAGGCGCACTATCAAAGGATACGATATGCATTCCCATTGACTTGAACTTCTCAATGGTATTAACAGATGTCCCGGAGAGCTGAGCTTCTTTTATTATCTGAGGAATATCCTTATCAAGGATGACATTAACAAGTACGTTTGAGAACGATGATGTTCCCTGCCCTACCTTACCATCTTTTGTTATTTCAATGGTTTCTACAGTAGGCATAAATATCTTTGCAAATTGCATGGTAGAATGATGCTCAAATATTACTTGAGCAATAGCATCCTTCACCCTCATCCATTCATTGTTATTCCAATCCCAAAACTTCTGACCTGGAGTAGGAACCAATCCAAATGCTGATGAATGAACAAAGGCCATGTTTGAGTAAACATTTCCATCCATCCATTCAGTTACAGTCTCTCCTTTTTGAGATCTTGTATTCCTGAGCATGATCATGGAGTTATACAAATCGTCTATAGGAACAATCTTCCATGTGTCAGTTTCCTGAATATGAATTTCAGCATACAGATTCACTTTTCCGTTTTCGAAACTAGCTTCATACTGGTAAACGAATCCACGTTCTCCATTAAAAAGAATGTTTATCCCGACATTTGGTGCATTAGCAGGAACACTAATCACTCTGTTGTTTCCATAAAATAATTCATTCATATCTGCGACAACTTCAACCTTGTCGTCTTTGAACAAATCATTCTTAGCGTTCTCTATTCCTTTAGCAATATCGAGAGGGTTAACGAACTCACTCTTAAGCCCAGCCTCATTTAGTCCTTCTTGACCAGGAACAATACGATGCATAACAACACCGTTTACCTTCATTCCTTTTCGAGCTAACATTGTTGCATATGCTCCATACCTGTTAACCATAATATCGTCAACAAATGCGGTACCCATATGGCCTTTTAGTGATAGCCCATGAATATTTACAACTGGAATGATCTCCCCTTTTTTATTCTTAAAGTATCCTACTACCTCAATACCGAGAGGACGACCTCCATATTCTCCATCAGTGATTGAAACGTTAGGAACAAGGTTATCGTAATTCTCTTTGATTAAGTTGGCTTTTACCCGGGCATTGGCAATAACAGTTGCTCTATAAGCATTCTTCTGCTCCTGAGTAAAATCTTTGAATTTATCGTTTACATTGAAAAGATCCTCAACAGACTTATTAAGCTCAGCCAGCATGCTGTCATATAATTGAGAATTCTCATTCTCTAAGGCAAATCTCATTGCCATAGACTGCATCCTGTAAATAGCTACTTGAACTGGATTTGAGGATGTCGCTGCGTACTTCTCTGTGATATGAGTAGCTACATTCTTATAAGCATCTTCAGCTTTCTGATTAATGAATCCATCAACAATAGAAAGAGCGCTTATAAAATCTTCTTCATTATTACTTTTTACAAGAAACTTACTCTGACGTTCTTCATTAAATCCTACTGAAGGAGTAGTCGTTGTTGTAGTAGTTGTGGTTGTCCCGGTTCCCGCTTCTTTATATCCCTCAAGAATAGTATCAAGTTCAAGCATCCTGTCTGTTCGAGCTTCTTCATTCTTACGTTTCTTTTCTTCAAGAGCTTTTGCTTGATCAATATTCTCCTCATATCCGGAAATATCATCTGTATCACTAATTGGATTAGGATTTGTATCTCCCTCCCTGATTACGAGTTCAGCATAATTGGACGCCCTGCTTATGCCGGTTAAAAGTTTTCCATAAATGTCCTGAACAGAACTATGGGTCATAGTTGTATTTTCGTAGTTTGGAGAGTAAGCAAGATATACTTCATTTGCTCCTACACCAGAAACATTCCAATCAAGAAATGTTGGCTCTTTGGCTACAATAGATGAATCAAAGTCAAGAACAAAAATATTATTAGCATACTTTTCGAACTCAGCTAGCTTGATCATATCTTCTTTTTCCTTGTAAGTCTCTACAACGAGAATAACTTCTTTAGCAGATGCTGCTCTCTTATTAGCACTAGCAAAAGATTTCATTGCCTCAACGAAATGTTTCTTGACCATATCCTTGCTAGCAATATTAGATTCCTCCTTAATATAGCGAAGGCCTACATTACGCCCATTATACTTTCTCCATTTAGCTGTAGGAAGACTTCTCCAACTCGATTGATCTTCTTTCAACCTTCTAAAGAACATTTGTAATGAGACTAAAGAAACAACTCCAGTCCGGAATACCTCGGTCAAAGGCTTTGTATCTTCTGAATAAAGTCCAACAGGAGCTTTCTTATCTGATGATCCGTCTACAACCGATGGGGTTTGCCCCAGGTCCCCAATTCCTATAATAGCAGTCTTAGGTTTTCCTTTACTCAGGTTAGCTTTCCTAAATGCATTAAGGTCTGTAGCGTCATTCAAGAGTCCACTTTCCTCTACAAATACGATATCATATTGTGAAAGGTCTTTCTGATTTGCGGCTATAGTGTTAGTAAACTCATGCTGATATATGTAGTCCACATTAACCTTTCCAGACACCTTCTTTATTCCCTCCTGATGCTTTATTTGAAGATGAGATGTTGGGTTTATGATAAGAATGTTTAATTCTTCCCCTTTAAGCTTCGAGTAAACGTCTGTAACGAGGTTTAACATTAATTCCGTCTTACCGGCTCCTGCGTAACCAAGTACGCTTAGAAAGCCTGGGAGCATGTTCTTACTTAATTCTTTTAATTTGTCATCTTGCTTAGCTTCTGTCTTAGCTACAGAATCTCCACGGCTTTCAATAAAAGGAATTACGTGAAGTAATAAAAGCATTTGCTCGAGAGTTTCTACGTTATCCTCAGCTTCTTGATTTGATACTCTCTCTCTGTAAGCATTTAAGATATCCTTATCGGTAGAAAGACCTTTTTGCCTTTTAAGACCATGAGCAAAATTGAATGTTTCTTTTGCAAAAAAATCATATTCAGTTCTCTTATCCTGACCAACTCTAACTCCATCGGTAAAAAGGGCTCTTCCTTTCTCAAAGTTTTGTCTTGAGAAATATCCATCATAAGTAGCGGTGGCCATTCCATATATCTCAACTCCGGTATAAGACTGAAGGTGTCCATAAGGAACTATGGAGTGAGCGAGAACTTTATCCGCATATTCAACTAGCTTTTCAACAGCCTTGTCGTCATTGATAATAGTTTCTTTAAGGTCAGCCATAATCGAGAACGCTTTCATAACCTGTACGCGAACATCATTGGCTTTATCTTTCTCCCGAATATTTGAATAGATAACTGAGATATCCCATAAAGTGGCCTTAGACCCTTCTTTTAATGATTTAGGGTATTGCTTTTGGATACTTGCAACAATAGCATCAACTTTATTTAATGCATCCTTTACGGCTTTGTCTGTTTCCTTATTATCGGAAAACATTCCGTTCTCGTAAGCATATACAATCTGATCATATTTTAAGGCCATGTCGCCAGCGAAAATTTTCATCCGATAGCTATCTCGACCTGTAGCTAATAGCCTTTCATCGAAACCCCATTGCTCTGCTATATTGATTGCCATTTTAGCAAACTCTCTCAGATTAACTACATCTTCATTTGTAAGCTTCAGGCTTTCATTATCTACCTCTTCATTGTTCTCCGTTGGCATATTAAGCAGGCGAGAGAATTCCTTTGTATTATCATTAGCCTCTAACTCATCTTGAATGATATCTTTATTTAAAGTAATATATTGCTCAAGGCTATTAAAAGCATTTACAATCTTCTCAATTGTTTCTTTAATGACATGAGGATTCTCGATAACGATATCTTGATTATCCATTAAGTCTTTAAGCTGAGTGAAAGCTGAAAAGATATTATCCCCAAACTTCTGCCCTTTACCAAACTTTCTGAACTCTTTTATTTGTTCCTGGGTAAGTTCACTCGAGTTTGCACTTCCATAAAACATAAAGCCATTAAGAAGGGCAATTGCATTTGGAGAAAAGTTTTTGAATAACTCTGGATCAGAAAATACAGTACTCCACATATTAGGGCTTGTATTATCTGAATTTCTAATACCTAAATATTTTATAAAGTCTTCACTTTGTAAGGCCTCTTTTATAGTCTTTGGAACAGTTACCTTTTTAGATGGATCGAACTTTGCATTCTTGGCTTTCTTCTCTATACCAATAATGGATTCTGCTAAATCAAGCTTTCCGGCAGTCATTAATAAACCTCCCTCGTTCTGCATAAGGTCTTCATATCCTTCTGTAGCAGTAGAGATTTCTCCCATAATCTTTGTGGCAGCAGAAATGATCTCATCCGGAGAAGCAGATGAATAAGAAAGCCTTCTATTTAGATTAGAAATTTTTCTAATGATATCATCAGTTCTTTGGTTTACGGCAGCAACCTCTTCATCGGAAATAAGCTTTGTATCTTCTGTATTGGTGACAGCGGCAATCTTCTTTAGTGTTTCCTTGATAGTAGTCTTTCTTGATACTCCTGCTTCTGTTACCTCAAAAGCTTCATCCATGAAGCCTAATATCTCATTTGTATGAGTAGATATCTCATCTTCATTTAATCCCTGAGAAATAACATACGACTGAAATGATTCGAGAGTTTTCTCCAATCCATTACGATGAATCTTATCCCTGAACTCATCAAATTGAGCAGAAAGACTTCCTGTTAATTGTAAGAACAAAGAAGCTCTACCATTAAAAGATGGGTCTTGCATCAAAGTCTTTTTCATTTCCTCGGTACGCTTGGCTAATTGCTCTTCATAACTGCCTTTACCGAGAAACTTATCGTAAGCCTTTTTATTGAACATAAATGAATCCCTAGCCATTCGCTTAGCATCATTCTCTAATATCTGATTGTAGCTTTCTACATTAAAATATTTGTCAGCATAGGCCTGGGTGCGCTTTGCTTTTTGTTTTTTTCCTTTATTATTGATAAAAGTAAACTCTCTCTTTTCGGTAAGTGCTGATATCCGCATATCGGCCCTCTTCTCTTTTTCTTGCAATGACCTTAAATCATCGATAGAGGGGTCTATAATGCGGTTTAGGTCTCCGATCTCTTCAGCTACCTTTTTAATATCTTCTCCTGCCTCAACGCGTTTAATGGCTTCCTCGAGTACGGCTTTGTTCTTTGTGTTAAAGAATAGCTCATACATCATTCCTTTGTCACCATCCATGGCTGATAATGCACTAGGACTATTCAATCCTTTATCCTTTATGAATTGGACATCAAGATCGATATCGTTCATAAACTGATTAATGTATTCAGCAGACTGAGTAGCATCTCCTAAAGCTCCAGTCTTAGCAACTTCTTGAGCTTCTTTTAAGATTCCGGCTCTTTTCGAGGGATCTTCCGCTACAGCACTTGCTAAAGCCCATCTGTTTTCTGACTTTTTCTTAAAGTTACTGTTTCCAACATTTGACAAAAGCCCACCTGTAAGCAATGAACTTAGACCGGCAATAAAAGCTTCGTCCATATTTATTCCTTCATCCAGTAGAGCATCCCCTGATTTCACTTTATTAGCGAAATAAACATCTCTCTCAATGGCATCTTTATCAACATCATTTACAAAACGATCTTCACCATAAGTAGTATGCATTATATGAAGCCCTTTATTCGGACCACTCTGAACTTCTTCCCATCGCAAGCCATCATATTTATCTAGGATCTCTTTAGACTTTCCTTGAGCATAAGAGTTAACCATTGGAGCGATAAGCTTGTTCTGTCCAATTCCTTCAATGAGTTCCTCGGTACCTTCCTCTGCCCCCATCCTCATTGCATATGCAACTTTCTGACCAACTGTGCCATGTATTCCGGGAGACTCCATATCTGTAATAGCAGACCTGAAACGGATAAGCCATCCTTTGAACCCTTTAATACCTTCTCGACTGGCTCCTCCCATTATAGTTTCACCCATCTCTTTAGTAACCTGATCACCTAAGCCCTCTTTGATAAGACCACGGGTAGCTTTTTGCTGAGCAGTCTTTGTCATGTTCTGAGCTAATCTGTAACCATACTTCTGAGTTAGGTCAGCATTAAAGACACTCTCTGAAGCATATGTCATTGCTCCAAAAGCTAAAGCCGTTCTTCCGGCTTCTTCAGGAGTATATCCATCCTCAAGCATTTGATTTCTGATAATACCAAATACAGATAGAGAACCTCCAACTTTTGTTGCAGCTACAGATAATTTCTGCCCCATTCCAATAAGGCCAAAGCTATATGAAGAAGCAATCATTGGAGCAATCTGCCCTACCCCATCCATTAAATTATAGACAAAAGAATTCCAATTAGAAAAAACTCCTTCAGATTCTTCTTTTGACATTCTGCTGTTCTGGTTTATCCAATTCTGTTTATCAACAAGCCATCTAGCAATTCCAGAAAGTTCCGAGTCCTTTTTATTGTAATAGTTATTTACTCCGGTGTATTTTGTATTATCAATATCATCCTCGTATGCCCTATATATATCAAACATTCCTCCAACAAGGCCTTGTACCCCTTGAACCGTTTTGACAACAGCGCCTTGATAGATACCTCTTGCCGCGGCACTCCAGGCACCAGACTTCAATACATTTGCTCCTCCAAGCCATTCTGCTGGACGAATAACATCAGCTGTTACTAACTGTCCATCTTTAGCTTCTTCCCAATGAGTGTTTCCGGTATCCTTATCGTATACTTCGAATAAGGGATTGTTCTTTTGCTCATTATAACTCTTAAGATCATAAGGAACTCCATCTTTATTTATAAAAAATCCTTTTTCTTCAGCGTTTTGCTGTTCATGCTGGATTGTAGGATTCTCCATGTTTACAAGGAAACCCTTTGTTACATCCATAGGATGAGTGTTGAAGCCTGTAGTTGGAAAAAACTTATACTCCTTGGTAGGATCTCCACCATAATCATAATCACCTTTTACAATATAAGGATCGTAACCATTGGTCTTATAAATATCCCAGTAGGTTTTAACAGAATTATAAGCCTTTTCTATATCTGGTGAATTAGGATCTCCCCCAAGAGCTGCAACAGACTTCTTGAATTCATCCATGTCTGGATTAAAAACTACACTCTCATTTCGATTAAGCCCAATTAACCTAGCGTCACCGAGAGTTAATCCGGAAAGCATTATCTGAGAAAAATCAAGAGGTTTAGCTACTTCTTGATTTTGTTTTGTGGTGTCATTATCGTTTGCCATATTAGCTTAGTTAATCGTTTTTAAATGATCGTTTAGTAATAAAACCAGCTCCCTCATTTGGCTGATACTCGGTTTCTTTTTCATAGAAATTTAATGACTGAGGATAATCAGCAACTACATCTATGATATAGAAATCATCCATAGCCTTAAGTTGGTCTGCCATCCCTTTAGAGAGAGTCGATAGGAATTTAATGAAGATAGGATCATCAGGACTCATCACACTATAGTTAGTACTCACCTCTTTATTGCTTATTCTATTTTTCTCATATTGCTTTTCATAAGAGATGAAATTTCCTTCTCTATCAGTATAACCCTTCCCTTCAAGTTGCTTTGCATTAACAACCATCCTCAATCCTTGAGCTCTTCCAATAGGGTTATACCCTTCAGAAGCAAATGCAGCTACATCCTTGTATACTCCATTAAGCTTAAGGATAGTTCCGTCAAAAGGTAATGGAGTTGAAAACTCTCCATCAGCATTAGGAACAATATTTACAATATTAAAATCTCCCGCTCTTGCTTCCATTCCTTGTCCAGCAGCAGTCTCTGATTGAGTTTTATCATCATATGGATAGAATACTGCGGCTTTACCCATAGTTTGTTTAAATCCTTTTTTAATAGTTGAACCAATAGCCGAGCCTCTTAAAAACTGATTCTCCTGTAAATACTCATCTACTTTAAAGTTTTCCTTATCCATTAAAATGATTTCTTGGATAGGAACAAATATTCTTTTTGTAATTGTTCCTTTTGAATCTTTTTGGACTAAAGAGTACATATCAGCATCACGAACTCCTGTCTTAACACTAACTCCAGCAACCGGTGCTATTGATCGTTCTGCTCCGAGAGTAACATCTATGAACCAGTCCTTTTCTGATTGATCTCCTCTTGCTTTATAACGGAAAGGTTCTCCATCTTTAGGATTATGGTTGTTCAGAAACTGAGCTACTTTAGTTCCATCTTTCTGTAAAAAGGCATCTTCATCAATAATGTCTTCAATATTATGAAACAATAAAGCGTCATCTGTAACTACATCCGAAGTTTTAAAAGGAATCATAATGCCTGATCCAGGCCCTTGAAGTGCCATGTTCCCTGTCTGAGCATCAGCAATCTTTTTCTTAACATGTTTCTTGTCGTTGTCTTTCTCTGTCAGATTGTTTATATACCGAGAAGCAGCCATAGAGGAATGCCTTTGAACCCATGATCTTTTGTAATCATATAAGTTCTCATTAAGAGCATTCATTTCGTCAGCATCAGTCCATGATCCTAAAGACTTAGCTTCTCTTCTATTATCCTCCTTGTCAACGGCCTTAATTTGATCTTTGTAATAAGCAACTTGCATTTCAGCTCTTGTCTTTTTAAGACCAGTTAATCCATCAAGAGTACTACTTAATTCATCAACTTTTTTAGAAAGCGCTTCTCTTTGAGAAAACAATTCATCATCACCATAGTTACGGTAAGAGCCTTCGTCTTGATCATCATAATAGTTTCTCAAGAAATATCTCCGGGCTTCCGGTTCAGCCATTACCTCATCGAGAGCTTGGCTGTATGCCATTCGATATTGATCTTCATTAAGAACAGTCATCCCCTCTTTATCTCCAGCATATATTCCTGTCTGTCCTACAATAGAATTCATCTTAGACATGATAGCATCATAAGCCGCAGAATTTGGAGCGGTATAACTTTCAATCATTACAGGCTGGCCATTGTCATACTCAAACCCAACTCTATTCATTGCTGCATAATAATCCTTTACCGTCCATCTTCGTTCAGAACCATCACCACCTTCATATGTCATTGGTCTCCCATTCATGTCATACATAACGGGATTATCTGTTCCTTCAAATTTGTTCTTAGCAATTATTTCATTTTCTTTCTTAATGATAGCCGCCTTGTAATTAAGATCAGCTTTCATTGTATTGATAGTCATTAGATCTTCAGCCATACTCTGAAAATCAGTAGCCATATAACTACCCACATTACCTCCATGTTTATTATGAAGTAATGCTAAATTTCCAGCAGTCACGGCTGTAACCATGTTATCATATTGAGCAAGTTGAGCATGATACTCCGCTGTCTTTTGATTTGTTCCAGAAACATTTCTATCAACAGTTCCTCTTTCCTTAAAAAGATTATCAAAATCAAGTTTTCCAGCAGTCTCACCTCCAGAACTTCTCGTAGATGGTTTTCCCATGCTAGGAGTTCCTAATGAGGGGAATGGCATCGTTGGGGCAAATAAACCTCCTTCAGTTGTTCCTGGCATGTTATATCCCTTTCATTTTAATTTGTTTCCTCTTATATTCATCTACCGTAAGACTTCCTTCAAGAGTTCCTTCCCATTCAGGAAATAGGTCGCCAATCAAAGAATCAGTACTCGTTACCCCTGTAAGGTCGATAGGGGTCTTCTCTGCGCTTGAATTACCTTTTGGGGTATAAGACCTCCCCATAGAGCCAAATGATCCCATAGCGGTCTTAAATCCAATCTCAGCACCCATTTCACTAAAGAACGATGTTGGGTCAAAAACGTTTTCAGGTTTTTTAGGATCTTGAACAATTTCATTTCCCGTTCCAATAGTTAAAGAATCCATATATGCCCTATTACGTTCTAGTTCTATTTCGGCCATCATGTCCTTCATTGGAATAGATGAAAGTATATTTGTAGTATTAGCTATACCCTTCATGATGTTTGTATTATAAAGAGAGTCTGTTTGAAACTTGAATTGATCTCTTTGGAATATAGCTTCCTGATTCATTCTATCAATATCAGCATTAGTCATTTCAGCTTTAATACGAGCCTCGGCATTAAACATCTGATTCTGATTGCTAATCTGAGTATTGATGTTAGCCTGATTCATGGATAACTCCTGAAGAGCATTTATTGTCTGGCCAAGCATTCCCTCATAATTATTTCCTCCGGACTCATTCATTGATTTAAGACCTGTAGCATAAGCCTTTTCAATATCCCTAGTTCCTTGAGTTTTTATATCAGGTGCTTTTAGGTTTATAGTCTCAGGAGCAATCTTTTTAACAGGAGTATAATTACTGCGAGTTTTCTGCTTGTCCGAAAGGTTCATTATAATTCCTCCCATCTCTCCCGCAGCTGCCGCTATACCACCCATACGATTGTACTTCTGGTATCTTTCAAGTAATGATTTATCTTTTTCGTTCATGACTTTAGATTTTCAAGATTAAACTTCAGTACCTACAGGAACCTTAGCATCTGCCATAGAGCTCGCTGATCCAGCAATAGAAGCACCTACTCCACTCCACTTAGCTATATTGCCAAGAGTTTTTTTCGTTTTACCTTCCTCGAATCTTTCAGTTCTTGTTGTTTCTGAATTGATACCGGCAGAGACTCCTGATTGATATCCGGCCTGAGCAAGATCTCCTGTCAAGGAATTCTCCGTAGAGACATCTGTAATTCTGTCCATAGGTATTGATGCTGACCATATTCCAGTTCCTAAACTTACAGCCTGCAATGCTAATGCGATTATTGATGCAATCATAGCTTTTTATATAAATGAGATTTCAAAATTAGTTATTACTGATCGGATAAAGAAGCTTACATCTTGTTTAAATGTAATTGTTACTTTCATCCACTGTCCTCTGAGGTTACTATCCGGTAAATATTCTCCGTCACCTTTACTTGACATTACAAGGGGCACTAGCCACTTATCTTCTTTGTATTCAGCATCCTCCCAGAAAGAAGCACTATCATTTGAGAAGTACCATGTTCCACTCTGAGTCTCTGTTTCATACGCCACCGAAATTAAATCCTTTTCCGGAGACTTTATATCAAGAGCGTCAAATATTTTTGTAAAGGTTGATGCATTTGTTTTTGGATCATCAGAAGATCCATTTACGATAAAGCTGATCTGATTGTTGAACTCTTCTCCATAAAACTGAGTTGAATCCTTAACGTTGCTTTTAAACACCTTATTACGCAACGGATACCATATTGGGGGTATAGATATCATTTCTTTCCCTAAAGTGACATACAGGGGAGATATCTCATCCGTAGGGCTAGTGAATATCTGTAACGACTCATCAAAGATCAATGATTCATTTACTCGGTATCCATCATCAAGCTTGAAAAACGAGAATATAATTTTAGAATTATTCTCATCGACACCAATAGTTATCCCAGTTCCCTTAAACGGATAGCTCTCTATAGTTCCCATCATAGAAATAATAGACTTAAAAGCATTGTCATTAAAGAACTGTTTCGATAAGAGTTCTTGATTGGGAACTCTTTTCCCATAAGCATTACGATCAAAAGATATTCTCCAGGCTACTGCCGAATCAGAATCAAAGCCATATAGATAAGATTTTGTTGCAGCTATAGCTGTCCATTGTTGAATCCCATAATAACCAACAGGAGATTCCTCGTCACTAAGATAGACATCTGTACTTCCTGTGATTATTTCTGCTCCGGTACTCTGAAGTTCTTTCTGCCCAATGTAATGCTGCATTACTGCTTTCGGCCTTATAGACATGAGTATTCCAAATCCTTCTTGGAGTCTTAGTATCTCTCCGAACTTAGTCTGGAACTTCTGAGCATTTGCTGTGGGGATATCTCGATAATTGTTCTTATAGCTGTCTGGAATCGATTTGCTGGAGAATATGATCTTAGTTGGGTAATTCTCTACATCGGTAGGCAAATCCTTCTCATAACCCATATAAACGATATCTGGACTAGCTTTATCATATCCGTGGTTGACTGCATAAGACTCATTCATTGAACTCATGTAATCACTCTTGACAATCCAATCATGAGGAGTTTCAGTAAGAGTCTTGTTTGCCGGATAGAACGAATAAAGTAAATCGTCCTCTTCATCTTTTGCTTGGAGAAATGATCTCATTGCTTGGTTAACTCTCGAGCTGGTAATCATCCCAAGCATTAGTCCAAATTGATAGAAAGATTTCTGACTTACGTTGAATCCGGGATTATCTACATGGTTATCATCTGGATTAAAGTCAAGTCCATAATATCTAATCAAACGAATGAATGATCTCATCTTAAAATTATCTCCTTTAGTTATGGAGAGAGGTCTTGTCATGCGAGATAACTCACCTACCGTATATGCCCGAGAAACAATATGATACTCTTTATAAGCTGGATTAAATGATCTTATCTGCTCATCCATAAAACTTGTATTATTTTTTTGCAGATATAAAGAAGCCATCTTATATTCACCAGCTCTTTTAAAATGATAATTCTCCTCTACTGTATCAAAGGTTAAGCCTATATAGCGAGGAGTAATAAACCCTCGATTATACCCAATGTAATTGTCCGTAACTGCATCTGAAATAAATCCCGCGGACTCACTTGATGTCCCATCATTCATGAAAGAAGTAAACCCTCCTTCTCCTTTATGCTGACCTTTTTCAATATCAAACGCTGTAACCTCTTGCTTCTTATCATCGAGAAAACTAACAAGGGTGTCAGCATATTCGATATCATGAACATATTCAGGTTGAGTGTACTCTATTCGTTCCCCTTGAATTTGATCTGATTCTTTTTCGAATACTGTATAATCCTTAATTGAATTAGAGAACACTTCTAAAATATAACGCTTTCCACTATAAACTCTTGATTTGTTAGACAAGATACTCTCCGTACTAATAAAGGCTAATTTTTTAGGGTCTGTGATCGGAACTCCATTGTAATAGTAATAGTAGTGACCATTCTCAGATGCATCATAAAGACCTACTGGAACAGAAACCGTAAAGTTCTGTCCGACACCTATTCCCAAATCAGTTGATCTAGGAGCATATGGAAACGGGAATGAGTATGCTCCAGTTAAGCCGTCACCACCAAAATAAAACGGGTCGAAAGACATCTCAAAGTTCTCAGGATTAGCATCAAACCCATGCCACATAGATGCTCCACACACAGTAGGCATTATAACTCCATTATAAACGAGGTTTTCTATTTTCTCTCCTTGAGAAACATATACTCCTTTAATTCTTGAGCTTAAATTTGGATCACTATTAATGAGGTCCATCATGTCGGAAAAGTCAAATGCTACTCTAACACCCTTATTGTATCCAGCAAAAGGAAACCTTATTAACCCGGCAGCAGGAAAGTCATTACCGTACACTTTTTTAAATCCTGTAATGAAGTCAAAGTTTCTCATTGGGAATGACTCTGTAATAGTTCCATCATCAAGTAAGAATATTAATCCAAACGGATATATTTCACCCTCGAAATAACTTAGTGTTGTTGAAACAACAACGGGATCCTGATAACCATACTGGCCAATCTCTCCATTTTGTATTTGAGTGTAACTCTTGTCTCCTATTTCAAAATCATAAGTGAAAGCATCGACAAGCAAAGGAAGTTGACTTAAAAGTTCTTTATCATAACCTAATCGTTTAAGATTTGATTTCCATATACGACCATTAAAAAAGACATGATCTTTAGATATTCTTTCTTTGGCATACTTAGCGAGTAGGTTGTCAATGGTTAATATTGTTTGAGGTTCGGTACCATATATAACTAGTTTCTTATTTAATGTTGCAAGAAAATATCTTGTAGCTATTTCATATACCTCATTGATGATGTTATCATCCTCTCCGGAATATTGGCGAACAATTCCTACTTCGAGATAGGTAAAAGCTGTATCGACATTAGCAAGTTCAATTTCGATCTTTTTGTTAATATAAAGCTGATTTCCATCAGCATCTTTATCTTGAACACCTCTGGTAGTTGAAGCAGAAAACCCTTCTCCAACCTGAACCGGATATAAAACAGAATTATACTCTGTCTTATCAAAATTCAATGTAGAGTATCTGAAATAGATATTATACATACCTGGCTTTAGGTTTCCTCCAAAAGATACCTCAGTAAGAAATGGGGTAACAGGTTTTAAAGAGAATGGAATATGATTAAGGATATTGTTAAAGTTACTTTCATCATAAACAAAGTCATTTGGCTGTGCATCGATTTTAAAGCCGCTATTAACGATTTTGTCTACATGAAGCCCATCACATAGATAAAGATCTGTACTCTCGTCATACGCGTCCTCAACCAGTAATTTGACGTTTGATTTACGATTGAACCCAAACTTGGTTGTAATGAAACTTCCCCCATTGAAATTTTGAAAGTGATTGTATTTATTTACAAAGTGTCCTCTATCGGGAGAAGGGTAACTACCCAGCGCTGTTTCGAATGTTAGTTCATTAACTGATACGATATAAAGGATTCCCCTATTCTCTGCAGCAGCTATAACGATAAAGTCCTCATCTACTTCAAAAAGAACTTCGTTTCCTTTTAAAGCACATACAACGAATCCCCTACCATCTCTATTCATTATCTGGATATTCCTCGTAGGAAACACCCATCCATCTCTTTGAACGTATGAATTGTCCAAGTCAGATGTTATACCTTTCATGAATACGTTTATCTGCTCCATTGATTATTCGTTTACATTTAATCCTTTAAATTGGCTGTGGCTTAATGGCATATATCCAATGCGAGGAATCTGGTTCCCCAAGATAATATTCATTTTCTGGAATCGATCTGAATCCCAACTCCTGAATCCTCCTTTAGCAGCTTGACACATTCCATCAAAGCGTACCTGAAAATCATTGTAGATGTTCATGTTGATCGTATTATTTAAGGCATCCTCCTGATAAGCTTGAATCTTACAATAGGTCTCACATGCTGGCTGATGATCTTTGTGGATCATTGGAATACCTCTTTCGTCAATAGGAGTGCCTATATAGTTTATGTAAATAACATCCCCTACATTGGCATTATTAACGATAAGATATCTACCATTTCTTCTATGCTTGAGGGCTTTCTGATCTTTATTGTAGACATCCCTTAGCTTATATATATTAACAGGTAACAGAACCTTTCCGCTAGCGTATGCAATAGTCAATGGAATCTCCTCATAGCGAAGCATTGCATTTGGATCAGCGACATATACGGTCTCAACTTCTTGACACCAGTTCATCACATCTTCTTCATCAAAGTCTTTAGCCTTGAAAAGAGTGATGAGTTTATTATAAATTACTTCATGAGTTATAAAGTCCATAGCTATACTTTTTCGTAAATGATATTGTTTTTATTTGCATACTCATACACATTAATCTGAATAGGATTCTTGCATTTCTTTATTTTCTTCGTTCTCTTTATCATATGTAAACGCTTAAATCCTCTCTTAAACATATGAGCTACATAATAAGGAGAAAGGTCTAAAACAAACGCTATGACTTGACCCTTTACGCTTATATTGTATTTTACATCCGGGCCTACCGTGCTTGCTACATCTTTTAATTGAATGCTAAAATAACCTCCTGGGAATACTATTTTATCTCCCTGCAATAGGTAAGGATACATTACGTCAAATGCAGCTTCTAAAGACCTCCCAAACATATTTGAGGCTGACCTTATCCGTTCTCTCTTAGGAATCGCATTCTTCTTAGGAAAGCTCTCAATGATATCAAGAACCTTCATCATAGAAGATTTCTTCTCCGGTAGACCAAAGGTTTCTTCAAGCTTAATCAAGTTTCTGAACTTAACTACTTCTCTGCTTCCTATTTTTTCCTTCTCAACCATTCAGGTAATAGATGTTGGTTAGCGTAATCACATTTGTCTGGAGTATCGTATGGAGAGATATCTATTCCGAGAGCATTCTTTGAGGCCTTAACATAATCTCCATCTTTAGCTAATTCGTCCTCATGGGTTTCGTTATCCCACTTTTCTTTATAAGACATTTCCTTTGTCTCGGTATTGGTATGCTTTTCAATCATAACACAAGATGATTCAGGGATAGGGTAAAAGGTAGCATCAATTCTTATCCTGTAAATATAGAGATGTTTATTCTCCTCGTAAGGGATATCAAGAGTTTCTGCTATTTCCTCTGTGAGTAAAGTCTTATAGCGATCATACATATCATATTCCTCATTCGCATAAAAGAGTTTCTCATTTGAAACATAATTGGATAAGATACGAACTATCATTATTTAGCCTCCTGTTTTTGTCGTGGTTGAACAATCATACGCTGACCATCGTTAACAATGTCATAAGGTATGTTTTTGCTCTGTAAGAGCTGCTGTAACGCAAGCAATTCCATCTTGTAGTCACTTGGAGTCGGGAATGGTTCATCTTCGTTATACGAGCTTACAACGCGCGGATCACTAAAGAGCCCTATCGTGCTAATGATATTTATTCCCATTACTTCAGTTTCAAGAAAGAATATTTGGTTTCCAACAATAGAGAATGAAATGTTCCCTAATCTATAGACTATGCCTCTTTGATTAATTAGCTTCTCGAATCTCTTACGCGAGAAACTTTCACTATAATCGACTGGTCCAAGATACAAAAGATTTTTATCTCCAACACCAGAAACTAGATTAGGAATATCTGCATAGAGTAAATGAGATTTGTTTGCAATAGAAATACCCTCTACGATAATATCATTAGAGAGTTCTTTTATTTCAATATTCTCATGTCTCATGTAAGACGTTTGATCAAGAGTTCTGTTCCGGAAAGCCTCTCTTATCAAGGAATTATTTACAGACACTAAGATGTCTTCCACAAGCAATTCAGGATATTCGTTATCGTCTGTAACATTAAAGCCAGATGCTTGCTCGATAACGGATTCTACCATTTTTTTAAGAGTCTTTGCCATTGTAGTGAATTAAAAAAGGGGCGAGGGGTATAGACCCTTGCCCCTTTGATTTAAAAGAATATAAGATTTCTTAGGCTACCCACCAAGCTAACAAGTTAGCGAAGGTGACAGCAGATTGCTCTTCTCCGGCAGCATTAGTATAAATGAAGTTTGCACCAACAGTTGCACTAGATCCGGCCGGAACATACAATTCTTCTATGATCTCTTGAGTGCTTCCGTGAGAAGCTCCATGGAAATCATTACCAGAGAGAGTAGTCTTGAAGATGTATTTCTCCCAAGTCTGATCTGCTGGCTGAACATTGCGTCCCATATTGGCAAACCCACGGTTGTTCTTTCTGTTTGCAAACAATGCGTAAACATCGTCTGAAGAAAGTCCTTTGTGAGTAAAGTTACCAAGTACAGAATAAGCATAGAAACCTGACATATCCGGAACTTCTACTTCGAAAGTATAGTCTTCATAATAAGCGGCTTTTGTTCTAACAACCAATACAGGATATCCCTGATCGGCAATAGCTGTTATGGTTCCTCCAATCGTGACAGCCTTTGAAGGATCAACTGGAATAATTACCAATTTACCATCAAGATTGAAAGCATGAGCTTTTGCATAGAAAGCAGAGTTCGCATTAATTAAAGCAACAGCAGCATCAACGGTAGCAGCAGCAGTTACAGTAAAAGATACACCATCACAAGTAAGAGTAACAGTCATTGTCCCAGTGGCAACCAATCCTATTCCATTGGCTGTGATATCAACAATAGCTCCTTTGATGTTTCCATCAACATTACCAAGACCAGTATCAGCTTCAACAAGAGCTTTAATTTCGGCAACCTGAGCAATCATATCAGCGGTGCTAATCTTTCCAGAGACAGCGGCTCCCAAACGGGTTGTAGATGAGAAATAACCTTTACTGATTCCTCTTGGCAAGTCGTTTCCAACTCCGGGCTCACGAGCAACAGTTTTGATTCCAAATCCAAAATCATAAGCTTCTCCAGCGAGAACAGGATAGTCATCATTTAAGTTAATTCCAGCAACTCTTTTAGTAGCAGCCATGGCGCCAATAAGAGTAGTAGATGCCTGCCCGGTATTGAGCAGGTCTTGACCAGTAATCGTATTCAACAAGTGTTTTTTACCATCCTTGTCGACATATCCTCGAAAGTCAGTTGCAACAAGAGTATTCCTGAAACTTCTTCCTCTGGGATAAGTAATATTTCCTGCGGACATATTTGTAAGTTTTAATATTTCACTTTACATTATTGGGGTACAGACATATTCTCTGCGCCAAAGCTTTGATGCCTTGGATCTCTAACCCTTTCTAAATATTTTCTTATAGCTAAATCAGCTATCTCCTTATTTTGGGAAACATTAAAGCTCCCTGTGGAGTCCTCAACCGAGGGGGTGTATTTAAATTCATCTGGATAACGGTAATACTCGAGAGCCATTCTGTTAAATTCAGTTCCATCAGTCTTAATATAGATTTTCCCTTCACGTAATTCAAAGTAAGTATAATCTTTTCTTGGTTTACGATATTGGCTTTTAGCTATAGTATTTCTGTTGTCTGACCTGAGAATATATCCTCCCGAATAATTTACTAATTCGCTACCCTTGTAATATGAGAATGATGCACTAAGACCATGAAGGTATTTTGGTACGGAGGGAATCTCAAAAGATCCGTTTGATATCTCTATCATTGGATATTGGATTCCGTCCGTAACAACATGGATGGCTTGCAAATCATCAACTCTTTTCTGCATATACTCTGTCTCAGGTAACTTTGTCTTTACCCAATCGAGAAGTACTCCATTCATAAACAGAACCCAATCAGCAGGCTTTATAACTACTGTACGTTCTTTTCTTACTCCTTGGAGAAAATACTTGAATATTTTTTCAGCCGTATCCATTTTTATACCATTTTATCATCCGAAGATGATGATTTATCGTTAGCGCGAAGTAAACGATTCCATTTCTCTCTCCTATCGACATTTCCCTTATTCGAGATATAAGCTCTCATGCCTTCAAGGTTAGTAGCTAAGAAAGTTTTTCCTTCATAAAAACCGTCTCTTTGTTTCTTGATGATACCAGCGTTTACTAAATCAATGATGTAGAAATACATCTTCGAATCTTCACTCATAACATTCAAGATAATACCAGGATTACTATGAGCTTCAGATATAAGAATATCTTTCATCCTTGTCTCGGTTAATCCCTCGGTAGGCTGGTTGAACTGTATTGTACGGAGGTTTAAGATCTGGATGACCTTCTTGTATTCAGATACATTTAAAGTCTCCCTAATGAGCTTCTCAGCTTCATAAACAGCATCAGCTTTATCAATACGGTTCTTAGCTTCGGCTTCTTTATCCTCCAGGAAGAATTTATGTTTCTCTTTACGAGCAACATCTTTATTCTCGGCAACGATATCTTGCTCAATAATGAAATATGCTTCAGCGTAATCTTTAGGATTAAGGGGTCTCCCTTTATCATTAAGCCTACAGTCATACCATTTACCGTGCATTATCATTACCTGATTTTCTGGATTGATAACGTAAGGCCATAATGCTTTCCTTGCTGCTGGTTTGATCTCCTCGAGACCTAACATCTCTCCTTTAGAAAGGTTTGCATGGGTATTAGGATCGTTTGGGTCTATATGTTGACCTGTAACGTAAGTTCCCATACTAGCACTCTCGGGAGCTATTGCAGGATAAGGACTCTTTGCATATTTCGGGTCTATCGCTATAAAGCGTACCCTCTTGCCATCTAATTTCTTGGAATCTTTCACTTTACTTTATTTTAAATTTATGATTTATATGGTCTGAAAATTCTCTGAATCTTCACACGGCTAATAATTCCTGATTGAACAAGTACGTGTTTAGATGTACCGTCAACAGAAGAAGCCATTTCACCACCAACATCGATACCAGATACGCTACCTGATTTTGGAGGTCTCAACTGGATAAGCTCAACAGCGTTTTCGCCTTCGTCAGTCATTCCAAGAGGAACGAGAAATCCATCATAAGAACCTTTAGAAGTACCATCAGATAGATATTTATTTGGACGATTCTGGCTATCAAACCAACGGTATTGTTTCTTAATGATACGAACACCACCAATTTCATAGAAAGAATAAGAGTTGTTTACACCCTTCTCGGCACCAGCACCTTCAAGGTTATGATTCTGAGTTACGAAACCGTTTTCAGCCATCATACGATCAAAGCCTACTGAGTTTTCCCAACCACCAATCATAGCTACCTTTTGGAATCCATCTTTACCTGAGCGAATATAAGTATCACGCAATAGGCTTTCGAGGAATTTGATAGTCCACTTGTTATAAGGATATTCATAAGCACCTTCTCCTTGATACAAGAGTCCGTCACCTGACATGATCTCACGACCTTTTTTGTTCTTCAGGATAACATCTCCATCAACAGATACAGATCCTTTACCAAAAATAGCCTCATACTCATGATACATAGCAGCGCGTCTCCACATTGCTTTTTCAGCATGATCAAGATATCCGTTTACCGGAACACCTTTAGCGTTTTGGAAAGCGTACCAGTCTTTGTCAACAGCCATAGCTGCGGCAGTACCGGAATAACTCATCTTAACACGTTGGAGAGTCATATAAGCATGGCCCCATCCGTCATAGGTGTATTTCTCAGCACCCGTTTCAGAGAAGTCTTGCTCATAAAGAACAGAAGCTACACCTACCTCAGCACCCTCTTCAAAGAGTTCTGTGTCGACATAAGCATCAATGTCATTTGTTCTCAGCTTCGTGTTATAAACATAAGCGGTGTTTCCGGCAGAGTCGGTATATTCCGAAGGCTCATCATCGTCATAGATGAATAATTGAGTAGTGTTGTCATTAAGCTCAAGAACCTCATTGGGACGTGCCCAGTTGTTGTTCAAGAATACGCGAATAACACTTTGTTTCTTACCCGGGGTAGTCGGGAAAGCAGGACAGTCAAATCCAGCTCCATCGATATGAACGATGCGAGGTTTACGGATATCACTGTTCTTAATAGGATACATTACATGATTTGATTTGACAACTTTATAGCGGCTATTCTGCATATTGTCAAAAAGATTTTTTGAAGTCATTCCTTCTGCGGCCAAGATTCCAGAAAGAGGGCTTTCCTCTTCTTTAAATACTTGCCATACGCGAGGAAGAACATCCGGATTCGTAATAGCTGCATTGATAAGCGAATACGAGCTAATAGATTCCCCGGATACTTCACTGGGTTGTCCTGGTAATAGTCTCATTTTTAATTAAGTATAAAATGATCTTTAAATTAAACTAAATCGTCAGGTTTCATAACACTAACTTGCTTAGCATTACCTGCATCTCTTCTTTGATTTACTCCGGTCTTACTCAGTATTTCAGCTTTGTAGCCTTCTTTAAAGTCAGACAACCATTTATTTATACCGTTATTGCTGTTCGTTGCTTTCCACATTAAATACAGCGATTGATACAGGTTTTTGTCGTCCGAAAAGAAGTCAGTAAATTTAGGCTTACCTGTTTCAGGATTTATTGCCGATAATTTTTTAAAGACTTCCTTAAACTCTGCTGCGTCCTCCTGAGTATGAGGAACGCCTCCAATATTATTTTCTTTACTCATAATGAGGGAAACATCTTCAATATTTTTAAAGATAGCCTCATTCGCAATGTTAATTCTCTTTTCAATTTGCTCCTTATTCAATGAAGGAGACTTCATTTTTTCTCTCAATGATGCTTTTATAGCATCGGCTTGCTCGTCAAGTTCAATACGATCCATTTTGTTTAATCTCGTATCGATATCTTCATCTGTCCATCCATTGGGATTTTCCTCACTCTTACCATTCTTCTGACGATATGATTCTTTAAGGAAATCTTTTGACGGCATATTGAGCATCGCATTTTTATCGTTATAACTCTTAATGAATTCTTCACGATTAAAACCCTCTGTCTTGCTAGCAGTCATGTACTCATTAAGGAAAGGATCGTTAGTTGCATTATGCATGAGAATCTTATTCTGCATGTAATCTACAACAACGTCAGGAGAAACATCTTTTCCTTGTAATTCTTTTGGTACCTCAAGTTCAATTCCATTTAGCTTGAACCTTTTCTGCATTACGTCAATGTACGGATTTATCTCTACAGCTTCTCCTCCTTCAGGTGCTGCTGGATTCTGTGGAGCTCCGCCATTATCTCCTGGGGGAGTTGCTGGGGGATCTGCTGGAGGTGTCGCTGGTGGTGTTGCCGGTGGATTAACCGGAACCTCTATATCAGCTAATGAAGCTGCTATAGGATCTACTGCTGGTGTTGGATTTTCTACTGCCATCTTTTTATCTATATAATTTTAACAAAAGTAATAATTTATTTTAAATACAAATCCTTAGTCCATTACATGCTCCTTAGAAACCCTTTTAGGGTCACTTCCTGTCGCCTTGACACTTTCCTTATACTTGGCAATTAAAGCCTGTAACTCCATCTCTAAGGCCCTTAGACGCTCATCCATTTTATTTGCTCTATTGTTCTCATTAACAATTCCGCTTTCGATAACAAATTCATTGTTGACTTTCTGAGCTTCAATTCCAATCTTAGCTGCTTCAGAAGTTGCTTTAATTCCAAGTTCTTTTTCCTTGAGCGCAATCTCATACTGCTTCATCTGGATATCAGTCTTAAGTTTAGCTTCCGCTAGTCTGGCATCAATAGATTTCATCTGCTCTTCAAAGGCTTGTTTCATCTGCAATGTTTTTCTGGCAGCTTCTTCTTTAGCCTCTATTGTAGCTTGATTATTTAATCTGGCAATTTCTTCTTGCCTACGAGTTTGTTCAATGATAGCAAGCTCAAGCTCTTTTAAATTATCGTAGCTTATAATCTGAGCAGTAAATGATGCGGGGAAAGCTCCTTTGGAACCCATTTGCCAAGCAAACTGTTTAAGTTCTTTTAACCTAGATTCTTCTTCTTGGGTGGATTCAAGGTCAACCTCTCCTCTTATCTCTGAAATAAATCCGGGAACCTCCCACAAAGTAGTAACCTCATCCGGAAGTTCTACGATATCACCTGGCTTATAAATATACTGAGCGGATAAATTAAAAGCTAATCCTAATGCTTGTTTCTCTACCTCGTCATGCTCTTCATAGAGTATCTCGGTAACAAGCATAGCCTGTTCATTGCTCTGCTGGAAAGTCCCCACCTGATCTGTGGGGGCAACAACTCCTAATCGTTGTGGGGGAACGCCCATGATCAATCCTATCTGATTGTCTAATCCCTGAAGTATCATTTCGAAATATTGAATACTTGCAGGTAAAGACTGATCTACTCTCTGGAATTGATTGAATGCAGTTTTCTTTGGTGCTCCAGTTGCAGTTAAAGTCTGAATAAGGAATCGACCTTGTTTCATTTGATAGTACCACTCGTCCTCAAGCATACCATCTGGTTTTTGTGACATATCGAAAACAACACCACTTGCTCCGGCCATAGCGAAGGTAAGTTCCCTGAAATAAGAAACAATCCAATACTGCTTCTGTAACTCCCTTGTTGCCCAAAACATACTGTATGGATGCTCTCCAATAGCTGAGAAGGTCTTTCCTATTACAGGAAGGGGAACATACTTGTAATTATCAAAAGGTCTCGGCTGAACCTGATCTATTTCAGAAATAAGAATACTCCCAGCTACAACAGCGCCTTTATATCTTACGTCAAAATATCTACGTTCAACAGATTCTCCTTTAGCTGGATTATATGGATAAACATCTCCTTTAGGATATTCTATCTCTGGATTCTCTCTATTTATATATGCCTTTTTCTTATGATCGTATGAGAACTCCTCGAGAGATATTACCTTTTTGTTTTCCACAAACTTGATAAAGCTTTTGCCCTCTTGATATTTATTCGGAGTAATTACAGCTGTAATAACCTTTGATGTCCTCCACCAAAATTCCCTAACAGTATATCCATCTTGAACTACTTCATAGGCAGAATTAGTCTCTCCATTAGTATTGAGTGCTGCAACTTGACCGGCACCGGAAATAAACATTCCTGTATCAGAACCCTTGGTAACATAATGACCTTTTTTAAGCTTCTTGATTTGATTCTCAGAAAGACCTAAATTCTTCTTTAACTGCTCTGACGACATTACTGACTCTATTCCTATCCACGGAAGTTCCTGAGTCCATTCAATGCTCGCTATTGAGGGATAGATTAAACTATCACCACTCACTACACGATAAGTTACATGATCGTCTCCAGGAACATAATCCACAAAGAAGTACTCACGACCTGTAACGAGCT